CGAAAGAGGCGGCGGCATAGCCCGCCTCTGCTGGGTCCTCCCCGTTCCGCACCCCAGCAGAATGCCAGGGAACCTCGCCAGCAAGTCGCCGGCCGATGCCGGTAGCGATGCCTTCGCCCTGGGCTAGGGCTCGAACGTCATCAGAGTTGTAGAGGGCCTGGGCCAGTGCTGTGCCAGCGGTCGAGATCTCGGGGTCGACCTGCATCACGTTCTCAGTGAACTTGCGTCGGGCGCTCCACGTCTTCGCCGCATGAGGTATCGGCTTGGCCTTGGCCAGTGTCTCCGCTGGGGGCTCGAATAGGGCTCGGTTGCCGGGGGAGAACTCCAGCCTGTCCTCAGGGCCGGCAGTCCCGCGGTGCTCGATCCACCTCTGCGGATCATGCAAGGGGTGAGAGCCATCCGTCATCAGCATGGCCTGCCCAATGGCCGGGGCGCCACCTAGCGCAGCGAGGTGGAGGCTCGTGTCATCTTCACTCATACGCCTTCAGCAACTCCTCAGCCCATTCCCGAGTCTCATCCGAGACTCCAGGGTCATTGGCCAACTGGTCGAGCATCTGAACTCGGTTCCGTTCCGCTGCAATCTTCGGCTGGGTCCCCGCTCCTGGCACGGGGGAGCCGGTCCCAGGGGCCATCAGTGAGGCCGGGACCCCTGGGACCATTGCACCGCCAGGGGGTGGCGGAGCGAACTCGGGCAGCGGGCCACTCGGAGGGCCACTCGGAGGGCCACTCGGCGCACCTTGCGGTGGTGCTGATTGTGCTGGAAATGCGTCTTGGAGGGAACTGAGTTCCACGCCCTCGCCGTAGGGCGACTCAGGCTGGCTGACCCCAGTGCCCCCACCGGGCACCGGGACTTGATCGATCGAGATGTCGCTCATACAGGAGCTCCCTCATTTATGGTCTGTGCGCCAAGGGTTCCCCCAGGGCCAGCCGGTGTGTTGATCCTCGCCAAGAGGTCAGAGGGGTTCGGTGCTGGCGGGACCCCAGGTTGGGCTCCCGGCTGTCCAGGTGGGGCCACTCCAGGTGGCCCGCCTATCGGCTGACCAGTAAGTCCAGAGGTGGGTAGTCCGAGCATCTCTTCCTCGGGCACAACCACGTACTCCTCGAAGAGTTCAAGGAGGTCGTCTCCCTCGTACCGCTTGCGAGCGAGTTCGAGTAGCTGACGATTAGTAACTTGGCCGGCTTGGACTGACTCGATGAGCTTGCCGAAGAGGACTTGGCGGAGCTTCTGGGAGTCGATGCGGGCGCGCTCTCGGGCGACATTGGTAACCCCTTCGATGGACTCTTGGACGAACTCTTCGGAGATGTAGCCGTTCTGGGCGTACTGGATCTGGAGCACGGCCGACTGGGAGGGGTCCTTGCCAAGGCCGAGGCCGTAGTCGACCATGACCCGGTTCTTCAGGTCGATGTCTTCGACGTTGTAGTCCTCGGCGAACTCCTGATTGCGGAGAATGCCTGAAGCCAGACGGGGACCATCCTCTCGAGGGCCGAGCACCTTGAGGTCGGTGGCAAAGGCGATCTGGACGGTGGACTCGATCATCGACTTGAGCACCATGTGGTAGCCCTTGATGACCGTGTTCATCATCCCGTTGCTGGACTCGAGGAACTTCGCCGAAGCGATGCTCTGATCGATCTGGCCAGGACGGCTCTTGGGCCAGCGGCCACCTGTGTGGACCGCTTCCTCGGCGAGGGCCAAGTCGTTGTTCACCTGGAAGCTCGAGGAGGCCGGTGGTACCCGGCCTATCCCGCCGTTGGGGCCGAGGTTGATGTACGAGCCACCGCCGTAGCTGATCTCCCCGATGACATCCTTGGTCCAGATGTCGGAGTAGACCAACTGATCGGCGTAGTCAAGGGCGAGGGCCTGGAGCCGAGCCCATGAGCGTTGCGGGCCTACGACCTGATCGAACTGACCGCGCTGTTCGCTGTCCTCAGTGAAGCGTTCGCCTACGACCACCGGGCAGACCCCGAGCTCATGAGGTACCCAGCCGAGGTGAACGGGGATCGCCGGCTTGTATGAAGAGGCCGATGATGTCCAGAGCGTGCCCCCGGTAGTGATGATCCCACCGATGAGGATTTGGGTCTCGTCGAAATACTCCGTGAGGAGCACCTTGGCTTGCCGGCGCCAGGCCTCGTCGGCGGCGAAGCCGACCTGGCTGATAATCATGGCCTGCTGTTCCCGCTTCAGGGCGTTGAACGGGACCTCTCTCATGAATACGACGTTGCGCGCGTTCTGATTGGTCCGAATGCCAGGCTCGGGGTAGCAACCCCTGCCAGTCCGACGCTCGATGACCGGGACCATCTCGTCGAAGTCAGGCCACACGATCCAGGGGGAGATGCCGAAGTTGGCGAGACTCTGAACCGTGGGCGACAGCATGTGGTCGACCTTGGAGAACGAGGAGTAGTGCTGAGCGATCATCTCCTGCTTGACGGCCTGGCGCTTCACCCGCTCGGTGTTCTTCCAGGGCTTCACCCTGATCGAAGGCATGACCGCTGCGGAGTCTCCGGTGTCTTCCGAGGCGACCTGAATCAGGTTCGCCGAAGCCTTCTCGATCGGGTCCTCGTTGAGGTCAGAGACCTCCCACTGCCCCGAGATCACCTCATGGATGACCCGATGCCGCTCATCTCGGTCGGAGTACCTACGTTGGTACTCCTCAACCAGTGCTGGGAGTTCCTCCACTTGGAGCATCGCCATCGCCTTCCGTCTCGCCTACGTCTATGAAGCCATCTCGGTTCACGAGAGGCTTCAGGTTCCGTCCAGGTCCCTCTACCAGGTCTGGGTACAGAGTAGGTCGACCTACAGTCAACCTACGGCGATCCGCCCCAGTTAGGAATCGGGAGTTCTGCTGAGAGAGTGGGATCGGTGTCACTTTGCCAGAGTGAACATCGATCAGCCGGCGCCGCTTGCGTATGCGCTCAGGCCAATGACCAGTCCTCTCAGAGAAGAGAGGAAGCGAGGGGCGGGTCACGATTTCCCGTGCCCCGATCTCTGCGAACCATGTTGCCATGACGAGGTCCGAGACAGGCATCAGAGGGAAGTTCTTGAACTGACGGATCAGTTCCTCCATGTCCGAGCCCTGGGCCGACATCGGAATGTCGATCATCTTCGCACCGAAGAGAGGGGCCAAAGTCTCGACGCCGAACTGGGGGTCCCACTTGTTCTGGTTGGTGACATGACCCGAGACCTTGATGCCTCGAGCAGCCAGCGGTTGGATGATGTCCTCGTTGTATTGCACGAGGTTGCGCTGCACCCCGTTGGCTTCGACTCGCCACTCATAGATGGGGTAGCGATCCGACCACTCCAAGATCTTGTCCTTGAGCTGAGGAGCTCGCATCTGCTTGTGGGCTTCAGCATCGACGAGGTAGCGCCGCCCCGTGTGGGCGTCGACAGCCAGGAGCACGAAGGCCGTGAAGCCCGAGTCAGGGCCAGCACCGGCTGGGTCCAGGCCGGCGATGAGGAACCACGAGCCGTCGAAGTGTCCGACCGAGCGTTGCTCTGAACGACAGGCGTCGATGGCCTCAGCACTGAAGCTCACCCCGTGGGTGAGCGTGTCGACGTTCTGGTAGACGAGCTGCCACTGGGCCGGGTCCATGGACTCTCGGACTGAGACCGCCTTCTCATAGGAGAAGTGATCCCCCCACAACATCTTGCCCGCGCTCTCGTCCTCGATCGCCGGGTAGCGGACGACGTGATATCCCGGCCGCTGCATCAGTCCTTCGTAGGTGTCACCGGGGCGCACCCGAGTTCCCGTGACTCGCTTCTTGCCGTGAACAGCTCGAGTGAACACCGTGCCCTCGAGCCAGTCGGTCATCTTCTTGACGGCCTCGGGGGTGGCCTGGTTCTGGAAGGAGGCCAAGTCATCAGCCTTGATCTTGTCGGCACGCCGGCCGTAGATCTGACCTCGATAGCCAAGAGCCTGAATGGTGGGGTCCTTAGCGGACCCGGTCCTACCCGTGACCACGACCGTCTCATCAGTCCAGGTCTTCCCTCGCTCAAAGAACTCACCGGCTTCCTCGATCAGATTGCCTGCGGCACCTTCATAGAGAGAGTGATCCGTGAGGAGCTCCTTGATCTGACCGACGATGAGCCGAGCGAAGTCTCGAGTGTCGGAGATGATCATGGTGCGGAAGTCGCGGTCCCACGACAGGTCGTAGATCGTGTCCCAGACCTGAGCGATAGTCGTCTTGGCGTGGAAGGGTGGCGTGAGGATGAGCCCGTACTCGATGTCATCGTTCTGCATCAGCCGAGAGATCTCCTTGTGGAAGTTCGGAGTCTCGTGATGGACGCCGCACTCCACGCAGATCAGGTGACCCGAGAAGTACCGCTCGTTGAACTCGACGGGATCTTGGGGTAGCCGAGGTACCTGATCGTCGAGAGCACCGAGGCCGATGCGGGAGAGAGCTTCGGCCCCGAGCTCCCGCTTCACCTGTGAGGCGAGCTTGGGCTCGAGGCGCTTCCTGCGTTCCTCTTCGAGCCGCCGCTCCTGGCGGGCGGTCGGCGGGAGGCCCCGATCAACTCGGACAATCTTGATCTTGCGATTGAGGAGAGTGCGCGCCACGCCGAAGTGCTTGGCCGCAGCAGTCTGGGTCATGCCCTCGTCGAGTACCGCCAAGATGGCAGCCGCCAGCCTGTCCTTCGGTAGGAGCTGCTTGGCTTCCTCCCACTCAGGCTCATCAGGCATTGAGGTACTTCTCGTTTCCGTCGGCTATCTCTTCGTCGAACTTCCAGTAGGGGAGGATCAGGTGCTCGGCCAGGCGCTCGATCACGTCTCGTGTGTCGAGAAGGATCTCCTCATAGGTGATGTGGAAGTCGTCGTCGTCTCGGTGGTCCACCCAGTGAGTGTTGGCTCGGACTACCGCATCGAGTCCCTCGGTGATCGATTCGACGTGGCCATTGATGAGCATGGAGGCCGCGGTGGTGACCGGGTCTCGAGTCACACACACCACCGGATCTTCTGGCCACCAGTCAGCGTGAGGGAACGTGTAGTGGTGGGCAGCGATCCCCGAGGAGGCGACCAGCCGGGTCGCCAGGCGGGTGCCCGAGGAATGCGGTCCCATCACCCAGAGATCATTCATGGTCTTTCACGGTACACGCGAGAGAGGACTCCCGAAGGAGCCCTC